GTTTTACACATCTACGTGTGATAAATGACGGAAGGTTTGAGGTAGGCATATGAGCGGACGCAAGGGTAGAAGTGGTCGGCCACGGAAGCCGAGCATCGTGAAAAAGATGAACGGAAGTTATCGACCATCGCGCGCGGCCCATGGAGAGGTGACATTCCCGGTAGCGCGCCTAGCTCCGCCAGACCATGTGCAGGCCGATGAGCTTGCGAATGAGGAATGGAATCGCATTGTTCCGCTCCTCGACTCTGTGAAGGTTCTGACTGAACCAGACCTCCACGCTCTCGCCAACTATTGCCTCTCTGCGAGCGTCTCTATCCGCTCCGCCATAGAGGTCACGAAATATCCGCTGGTGAGCGAAGAGAGTGGAAGAGTCAACCCGCACATCAAGATTGCGAAAGAGGCTCGTCAGGAGTGTCTTCGCTTCGCCATTGAGTTTGGTCTCACGCCCGCCGCCCGCTCCCGCATCGTCGGTCAGCCAAAAGATGGCGATGCAAAAGATGGCGATGAAGACTTTCTGTTCCACCCGCCCAAGCTTGTCGTGAACGCTAAATGACGCGGGCAGTTGGAAAGCGCGAACAAGCATTTCGTGAACGGCACGAACGCGACCTCGAGCTGTGTAAGAAGCGCGGAGGTCATCCGCGAGGCCTGACCTTCGACCCTAGCGCCGGCGTTCGTGTTGTCGAGTTCGTCGAGCGTTACTGCAAGCACCATGAAGGTGAGTGGGCCAACAAACCTTTCTTGCTCGAGCCCTGGCAAAAGGAAGCGCTCAGTGTCGCCTTCGGTTGGCGCAACGCTGATGGGAATCGCCGCTTCCGAACAATCTACATTGAGATTGCGCGCAAGAACGGAAAGAGTGAACTCGCCTCAGCGCTCGGTCTGTACCTCCTCATTGCTGACGGTGAACCAGGCGCGCAGGTCTACTCATCCGCCACGAAGCGCGACCAGGCGTCGATTGTCTGGCGGGCAGCATCGAAGATGGTTGAAGCCTCGCCAGGCCTAGCGAAGTTCGCCAAGGTCTTTCAAAGCAGCATCGTCGTCAAGAAAACTTCGAGCTTCTTCAAGCCGCTCTCGGCCGAAGCGAATACGCTTGACGGCCTCAACCCGCACGGCAACATCATCGATGAACTCCATGCCCATCGTGACCGTGGTGTTTGGGACGTTCTCGATTCTGCCATGGGCGCTCGCCGACAACCGATGACCGTGGCCATCACAACCGCCGGTGTGTTCGACCAAGATGGCATCGGTTGGCAGACCCATGACTACGCCTGCAAGGTTCTTGATGGCCTGGTCGAGGACGACAGCTTCTTCGCGTTCGTTGCCGCCCCCGATGACGACGACGATGTGTTCTCAGAAGTTGCTCATCAGAAAGCAAATCCAAACTGGGGCGTGAGCATCAAGCCTGAATACTTGGTCAAGCAAGCCAAGAAGGCGAAAGACCAACCAGGGTTTTTCAATGAGTACAGCATCAAGCACGTCAACGTATGGACGCAGCAGGTTAAGCGTTGGTTGCCGATGGATAAGTGGGCAGCCTGTGAACCAGAGAGTGCTACAGGTGCTGATGCTCGTGCCGCCGCAGTTGCTCGTGAGGTGGCACTGAAAGGAAAGACTTGCCGCGGTGGTCTAGACTTGTCGAGCAAGCTTGACCTCACGGCACTTGTGCTCGAGTTTCCTCAGCCCAATGGTGTGGTTGAGCTGCTGTGCAGATTTTGGATTCCCGAAGCGCGTGTGCTTGAAGCTTCACAGAAGGGCATGCGGCAATATGAAGCGTGGGTCCGCGATGGTTGGCTCAAGACAACTTCAGGTGATGTTGTTGATTACGAGTTCATCAGAGCTGAAGTGAACGAGCTGCATAAATTTTACCAACTGAAAGAGTTGGCGTTCGACCCTTGGGGAGCGCTTGACCTCGCCACCCGCCTCGGCGGCGATGGTGTCACCATGGTTGAAGTGCGTCAAGGATTCAAATCACTGTCAGAGCCGTGTAAAGACCTCGAGGCGAAGGTCGTCGAAGGCAAGGCACATCACATGAATCATCCTGTGCTCAGATGGTGCGCCGCGAATGCGGTCGTGCTCACTGACGCGGCAGGTAACATCAAACCGGACAAAGAGAAGGCTACGAATCGCATTGACGGAATCGTGGCGTGGGCCATGGCCAGGTCACGCTCTATCGTCGCTAAGAGTGATGCGCACGCCTACGAGCATCGTGGATTCTTGACTCTCTGACCGGTCCACCCACCGACACAAAGTGGCAGGTACCGATGACACCCTGGCAATGGCTCAAAGAGAGGGCGCGCTCGATGTTTGCGCGCGTACCTGAGGACCCACGCCGGCAAGTTCGTTTTGTCATTCCGTATGATGTCGCCGGCGTTCGCCTCACGGCAGATGACACGATGTCTCTTGCAGCTGTGTGGGCGTGTATCGACGTCATCACGCGCAGCATCGCTTCGTGTCGTTGGAACATCTACGAGCCTCTTGCCGGAACGAATCGCCGCCGGCTTCTCGCGTATGACATGAAGACGTGGATGCTCAACACACGTCCAAACACTGAGATGACGGCCATCGGCTTTCGTGAGGCTATGCTCTTCCAGGCCATTCCATTCGGTAATGCGTATGCCGAGATTGTCCGAGACCGTGGCGGCCGAGTCATTCAGATGTGGCCACTGATGTCTGACCGGATGTATCCGCAGCGTGACCCGGTCACGAAGGCGCTCATCTATGTCTATACCAACATCGATGGTTCACAGACGACGTTGGCATCAGAAGACATCTTTCATGTTCGCGGCCCTGGCATGTATGGTCTCATGGGTGACAACCTCGTCGCTCGAGCCGCAAAGAGCATCGCCGTGGCCGCAGCGCAGGAGCGCTTCTCTGCGGCGTTCTTTGGTCAGGGAGCGAACCCCGGCGGTGTGCTGACGTTTCCCGGGCAGCTCGGCGTTGACCAGCACGCCCGTTTGAAAGAGGATTGGGAGGAGAAGCACAAGGGTCCTGAGAATGCGCACAAGCCGCTCATCCTCGAGAGTGGTATGCAGTGGCAGACGACGAGCATCGACCCGCAGAAGTCGCAGCTGGTCGAAGGCCGGAAGTTCTCCGTCGAGGAAATCTGCCGTTGGTTCGGCGTCCCTCCGCACAAGGTTCAGCATCTCGAGCACGCGACGTTCTCGAACATCGAGCACTCGAGCATCGAGTTCGTTCGCGATGCATTGACGCCATGGGCCGTGCGTCTTCAGCAAGAAGCTGACTTCAAGCTCTTTGACCAGACTCGAGCGCCGTGGCGTTACACTGAACTCGACCTTCGCCCGCTCACTCGTGGTGATGCGCAGTCCCGCGCACTCGCGCAAGCTTCGTGGCGACAGAACGGCATCATGTCCTCGAATGAGATTCGAGCCATGGAAGGCCTTGATGATTGTGGTGACGACGGAGATGTTCTCATCGTTCAGTCGAACATGACGACCATCGAGAAGATTCTGAACCCGCCGCAACCGGCGCTCTTACCTGGCCAAGCTCCTCCTCCGCCAGGCTCGACAGATGACCTCGACTTGAATCCTGACACGGAGCCTGACGCCGATGAGGCACCTGATTCGCCCGAAGACCCGAGCGAGCCATCACGTGAGCAAGCGATGGCACGCAAGGCTGTTCTCGCCGCTGTCAACGGTGCCATGAGTCGGTATGGCAAGCGGTTGCGAAATCGTCGTGCCGGTCTCAACGGAAAGAAGGATGTTGGCCTGTCCGCCTTCAAGCGAGACCAGTTGACAACCATCTTCGACGAGCTTCGCCCGTTCTCGAACATCTTCGGTGCCGCCATCGGTCGCGTCCTCAATGAAGAAGACGTGGTGAAGCTCATGAATGGCTACGAGCGTGGTGACCAATTGGGATTTGAAGAGGGTGAGATTGTCCCTCTGAAGCTCGAAGCGTAACGGTGTCCACAGGGAGAGGGACGTTACAGCCATGCTCAACAAAGCCATCGCTCGTGCTCAGACCGTCGCGGAGAAGTTCCGCGCGTTGAAAAACTGGAAGCCGGGGAACATTGCGAACCGTGCTGCTGACGCGAAGGTGGCGACTGGAGAGATGTACATCTATCAGTGCATCGGCATGGACTGGTGGACGGGCGAAGGTGTGACCGCGAAGGATGTCGCCACTGCGCTCGATGGTATGAAGGGCGTGAAAGTCCTGAACATCTACATCAACTCTGAAGGCGGAGACGTGTTCGAGGCGAAAACCATTTACTCTCAGCTCCAGAGATTTGGAGCTGAGAAGGTGATGCACATTGATGGAATGTGCGCGAGCGCGGCAACTCTCATCGCGATGGCAGGCGACCGAATCGTCAACAGCCTCGGCGCTACGTGGATGGTTCACGAAGCCTGGGGTGGGGCGATGGGCAACGCCTCTGACCTTCGGGCTTACGCTGATTTGCTCGACATGCAGAATGACGACATCGCGAGCATCTACGCAAAGAAGACCGGCGCTTCTGTCGACGAGATGCGAACGTTGATGTCAGCTGAGACGTGGATGAACGCCAAGCAGTCCGTCGATGCGAAATTCGCTGATGAGGTTGCTGGCGAGGACGCTCCCGCCGAGCCCTCCGCCGCCGCGTCCAAGCTTCCGATGAGCGCGGCCGTCAATGCGACTGCTGAGCGGCTCCGTCTGACTCAGGTTGAACGCATGCAGTTCGTGACGGCCAAGCTCGGCGCAGAAAGAGCAAAGGCTTTGCAGGCACAGCACACGCGGGCCAGCCCGCAGAAGGGCGCGACGACGGCAAGCCGTCGAGACGCGTAAACCCCGCAGTCCAACGAAGGAAACAACGAACATGGCAATCAAGAAGAAGTCAGAGGGAAGCAACGCGACTGGCGGCGTCGTCGAGTCGCTCAAGCCTACGAACAGCATCGACCTGCTTCACAAGCGGTTGGGCGAGCTGACCGAAGCGTCGCAAGTCATTCAGAACGTCTGTGACGAAGAGAAGCGGGAGCTGAACCCCGAAGAGATGAAGACGCTCGAGGAGAATGGCCGCGAGTTCGACAAGCTCGAGGCTGAGATTCTGGCGCGGTCGCGCACCAGTGACATGGAAGCGCGTCGTCGCGCGCTCGAGGAGCCGCAGCAGCGTCGCACGAACGATGACGAGCCGGTCGACGACGGCGAGGTTGTCGCCAAGGAAGCTCGTCGCCCGTACGCCTCGAGCGTGCACGGCGGAATGCCGGTCGGAACGCGCAAGACCTCGCTCGGCTTTCGCTCGTTCGGCGAGTGGGCCATCGCAGCGAAGCAGACGAAGAACGGCAAGCCTGACCTTCGCATCATGAACGCGCCGTCGACGTTCGGTCAGGAAGGCCTCAACTCCGACGGCGGCTTCGCCGTGCCGCCCGACTTCCGTCAGCAGATCATGAAGCAGATCATGGGAGAGGAGTCGCTGCTGTCGCTCACCGACCAGCAGGTGACCTCGAGCAACTCTCTCATCCTGCCGCTCGACACCTCGACCCCGTGGCAGACGTCCGGCGGCGTGTTGCCGGCATGGACGGGTGAAGGTGGGACCATCACCGGTTCAAAGCCGTCGCTCGGCCAGCTCGAGACGAAGCTGAACAAGCTCGCTGCCATCGTGCCCATCACCGATGAGCTGATGCAGGACGTTCCAGCGTTGACGCAGTGGCTGTCGACGAAGGTCCCCGAGAAGTTCACTTCATTCATCAACGACGCCATCATCAATGGCTCGGGTGTTGCCCGCCCGCAGGGAATGCTGAACGCCGCCTGCAAAATCACGCAGGCGGCGGAGTCTGGTCAGGGTGCTGGCACCGTGGTCGCCAAGAACCTGGCCAACATGTGGTCGCGTCTCTACGGCCCGCTTCGTCAGAAGGCGTATTGGCTCATCAATCAGGACGTCGAGCCTGCGCTTCAGGTCATGGTGATGCCCGGAACGACTCCGGCGTATCCCGTGTACCTGCAGCCTGGTGGCTTCAGCGAGCGGCCGTATGCGACCATCTATGGTCGGCCGGTTCTTCCGCTCGAGGCGTGCGCCACGGTCGGCACTGAGGGTGACATCATCCTCTGCATTCCGTCGCAGTAC